TTCCCCGCAGGGCAGGAGTCACGGTCCATGGCACTTATCGAACACGAAGACGGAAGCATGGAGAACGTCGAAGCCTGCAAGGTGACGTTCACCGACGTGACGAGAGGTGATGCCTCGTGAGCAAGCTGCGCATGAGCGTCAAATCTCGCCGCATGGTCAGGCGCAACCGCGCCTTCTTCCGTCTCATGGACGAGACGGGGCTCACGGCCGACCAGCTGAGGAGCGCCCTTGCGACGAGGGATGCGCTCGGACGCCTGGTGTGCGAGCAATGGTTCGCCGCAGTCGGCAGAGCGGTGGAATCAGTCCGAGAGGTCGCGAGTGTGGTTGCCACTGCCATGACCGAAGCGTTCGGGGAGCTGGCGCCCGTCCTCGACGCGATCGCGAGGGCGGAGGGAGAGGATGGCGAGTAGGCGGTGCCACAGGTGCCCCACGTGCTCGTCGTGCGGCGTGCTGCGCACGGCGGGCTTCGTCACGGAGGAGAGGCTCCGCTGCACGAGGTTCGGCATCGACGTGGACCCGGGCGACGGGTGCACGTTCGGCGACGGGGAGGGGTCGAGGCAGGCCCGCCGACCCATGACGGTAGACCTGCCGGGCGACTGGAACAGGAGGGGCGGATGGTGAGAGGGCGACACGAACTTGGGACAAATGTCCCAAGTGTCCCAAGTTCTCGGAAAGGCTACATCGTCTGGACGTGGGCCGAGATAGACGCGATCCGCAAGCACCCGGACATGACCGCCGAGGAGCTCCACGAGATCATCCCGCGCCATTCGGTCAAGGCCATCAGGAACCAACGCTCCCGTGTCGGCCGCTACTCCCCCGACGCCGTGCCGCTGTGCCAGAGGTGCGGGGAGCACCCCGTGTGGGAGGAGGCCGCCGACGCACGCAGGTGGGGGCTGTGCAAGGCTTGCGCCCTCGAGGAGAGGGCGTGGCGGTCCAAGCACGGAGGCGAGCTGTCCCGCAAGGACAACGCGCTCCGGCAGGCGAGGTTCAAGGCGAGGCACCGGAAGGAGGACGGCAGGTCATGACGATCTACGTGGACCCGGCAAGCTTCATGTGGGGGGTGGCGGCGGGAATACTCCTGCTCCTGTTCATCGCCTTGCTCGGGGTCAGCAAGGATAGGGACGGCAAGTGATGGGCGACAAGGGTGGCGGTCTGTCGGATGGCTACGAGACCTTCGTGGTGCGGCTTGACGTGACGGTTCCCGTCGCGACGAGGGGCACGTCATCGGATGCCGCCGAGACGGCCACGGAGGTCATAGGTCAGCGCCTACGAGACGAGTTCGGACCGTCGGTCAAGGTGAAGCCGCACGTCGACGCGCTCTTCGACTGACCGTGCGGCCATGTGACCTGCGGCGCACGCTGTGGCCATGGAGAACACGGGGACACAGCCGCTCGACAACCCCCGGCGCGAGCGCTACTGCCAGGAACGTGCCGGCGGCAGGACCCAGCGCCAGGCGATGCTCGCGGCCTACCCGAGCAGGGCGGGCTGGTCCGACAACGCCGTCGACTGCGCGGCGTCCAAGCTCGAGGCGGATGCAAAGGTCAAGCAAAGGCTCGACGCCCTCAAGCGGGCCGCGGCGGACGCCGCCACGCTCACCCGCGCCGAGGTCCTCTCGGGCATGGGCGAGACCTTCCGCANGGCCCAGGCTAGCAACCGCACGGGCATCACGCAGGTCGGCGTCCAGGCCGTCTCCTCCATCGGCCGCACCCTGCTCGACGCCCTGCCGGCCGACGCCCCGCCGGACGCCCCCGCCGCCGTGNCGGACTTCGGCCTCCTGGTCGCGCCCCCGTTCCTCGCGCCCCACAGGCAGGTGGCCAGGGACGCGGGCGGCGAGTGGTGGGAGTTCGGCGGGCGCTCGTCAGGCAAGAGCTCGCACGTCTCGCTCGAGGTCGCCTACGGCATGACGCGGCATCCGGACCGCTCCGCCTACGTCGTCATGCAGCGCCAGAAGGACATGCGCGAGGGTGTGTACGAACAACTCGCCTGGGCGCTCGGCGCGCTCGGCGTGGCCGACGAGTGGACGTTCCGCACCTCGCCGCTCTCCGTCACGAGGCGCGAGACCGGGCAGGTGGCCCTGTTCCACGGCATGGACTCGGCCGACAAGACCAAGGCCGTCAAGGCGCCCGCCGGGACCTACTTCGCCTACCAGTGGTTCGAGGAGGCCGACCAGCTCTCCGGCATGCCCGCCATCCGCACGGCCGAGCAGTCGACCACGCGAGGGCCCGGGCCCTTCTTCCGCTTCGTCACCTTCAACCCACCACGAAGTCGCGACTCGTGGGCCAACGCCGAGATCGCGCGCAGGGAGGCCGCGGGACTCGAGGTATACCGCTCGAGCTACCTCGACATGCCGCGCGAGTGGGTCCCGCAGCAGCTGAGGGACGACGCCGAGGCGCTGAGGATCGCGGACGAGGAGAGCTACCGCCACGAGTACCTGGGCGAGCCCGTGGGCTACGGGGCCGAGGTCTTCGCCCGTGCCACGGTGCGCGAGGTCACGGACGCCGAGCGCCGCCGGCTCGAGCGCCACGTCTACGGCGTGGACTGGGGCTTCTCCACCGACCCGTGGGTGTGGCTCATGGCCGCCTACGACCCCGCGACGCGCACGCTCTACGTCCTGGACGAGATGCACGGGCGCGGGCTCTCCAACGCCGAGACCGCCCGCATGGTGGCGGACCGCATGGCCAAGGCGCTCGTGGCGGACGACGGGGAGGTCGTGGAGGACGCCGAGCCGTACGCCACGGTCGAGTGCGACGGCGCCGAGCCCAAGAGCGTGGCCGACTACCGCGAGGCGGGCATCCAGGCGGTGTCGGCACCGAAGCAGGGGCGCCACAACGTCCACAACTCCGTGCGCTGGCTGCAGGAGCGCTCGGCGATCGTCATAGACCCGCGCTGCGNGCTGGCGGCCNGGGAGATCCCCGCCTACCAGTACGCCATGACGCGCGACGGCGAGGTCACGGGCGAGCTCCCCGACAGGGACAACCACNNCATCGACGCCCTGCGTTACGCGTGCTCGACCCTCATGGACGAGAGGGGCAACGTCTAGGAGGGTGCGATGTCACGCAAGGTCACGGGTTTCCCCGCATGGGCGACGAGGTTCCTCAGGGGGCTCGGGTACCGCCCGGGCAACTGCATGGACGAGCACATCAAGGCGTGGTGGGGCTGGTACCAGGTCGACAACGGCTTCTACGGCGTCGACCGCCCGGACACGGGCCGCGGGGACTGCCCGGACCGGCACCTCTCCCTGAGGCCGGCGCGCATGGCCGCGGACGAGTGGGCGTCCCTCGTCATGGACGACAAGACCCAGATGGGCTCCGAGGACGCTACCGTGAACGCATGGGTGGGAGAGCGGTTCGGCGGCTTCGTCGGCGACGAGCTCGACCACCTCGCGCTGTCGTTCGCGCTCGGGACCGGCGCGTGGGTCGCCGACCTCGGTGGCATCGTGGGCGACTCGACCGCGGGTACCACGGCCTCCATCTCCTTCTACGACGCGTCGCAGCTCTGCCCGCTCGAGAGCGACGGGGACGAGTCGGTGTCGTGCGCCTTCGTGCGCCGCATCTCGCACGGCCGCGGCCTGCTCGACCAGCTGCAGGTCCACGCGCCCGACCCCGCGACGGGGACGTACCACGTCCGCACGTGGGTCTTCGGCACCAGGTCGCACCAGGTCCCGTGCGCGGCCGACGACATCACGGCCGACCTCGACACGGGGACGGCGCTCCCCTGCTACGCGCTCGTCCGCCCCGCGATAGCCAACACCTACGAGGAGTGCACGCCCCTCGGGGTCTCCGTCTTCGACGACGCCCAGGACGCCATCAAGCTCGTGGACGAGGCGTTCGACGCCTCCTACTGGAGGCTGCGCGTGTGCCAGCCGCGCATGGTCGTGGACGAGGCCGGGCTTCGCCGGGACCCGAAGACGGGCGAGCTTGACCTCGTGGGCACCGTCGACAGGCGCGTCTTCAAGGCCGTCTCGGGCGGCGGCGACCACCCGCAGCCCGCCACGGTCTACGACCCCGGCCTCCAGGCGTCCGAGACCGACACGGCCCTCAACTCCGCCCTCTCGCTGTTCTCGGCCAAGTGCGGGTTCGGCCCCAACTACTTCAGCTACTCGCGCCAGCAGGGCCTGAGGACGGCCACGGAGGTGTCGGCGGACAACTCGCAGCTCTTCCGCAACGTGCGGCGCCACGAGCAGGTGGTGGGCGACGCCATCGAGAGGCTCGTGGCAGGGGCCTGGGCCGCCGAGACCGCTCTGCGCACGGGCACCGACCCGGGCGTGCCCGACGTCAAGGTCACGTGGGACGACTCCATCGTGGAGGACACGGCCACCGAGCGTGCGCTCATGAAAGACGACATCAGCCGCGGGCTCGCCCCGGCATGGCTCTACCCCGTGCGCTACTACGGCATGTCCGAGGACGAGGCCAAGGCGCTCGTCGGCTCCCAGCAGGCGGTGCCGGAGGAGGCATAGCCCATGGCCACGGACGCCTTCGACTCGCTAGCGGAGACGCTGGTTCGCGGGTCCGAGCAGAGCTACGTCGAGTACCTCACCGAACGGTTCCTCGACATGCTCGACGAGGCCGTGACGAACCCCGACCGCCTCCAGGTGCTCGCGTCACGCTCCAGGACGGCCGCCATGGCCGCGTGGGACCGCTTCAGGGGCAAGGTGACCAAGGAGACGCAGGACGCCTTCACGGAGGCGATGCGGGGCGAGGACGAGCACCTCGTCTCGTCGCTCGCCAGGGCGTACGGCTACGACCACACCCTCACGACGAGGGCCAACAACGAGATGAACGAGGCGGCACGCGGCATGTCTGAGGTCATGCGCCGGCAGAACGTGGCGCTCGCCGACGACATGACCGATGCCTGGTACCGGGTCACGTCCGACGCCGTCACCGGCACGGAGATGGGCAAGAGCTACCGTGACGTCATGGAGGACGCCGTCTCACGCCTGTCGGACGCCGGGCTCGAGACCATCGACTACCGCTCTGGCGTGAGGACGACGATCGACGCGGCCACGCGCAGGCACGTCGTCTCGCAGGCCAACCAGGCGAGGGGCGACCTGCTCATGAGGCGGTGCGACGAGTGGGGCTGCGACCTCGTCATGGTGTCGGCGCACTTCGGGGCGCGCCCGAGCCATGCCGTGTGGCAGGGAAGGGTCTACTCACGCTCGGGAAGGGACCCGAAGTACCCGTCGCTCGACTACGGCACCGGATACCACGGCACCGGCCCGCACGCCGCCCTGGGCGACAGGCTCTGCGGCGTGAACTGCTTGCACAGCCTCTCACCATGGGTGGAGGGCTACAGCCAGCTCCCCTCGACCGACTTCTCGGAGCAGGAGGAGCGTGTCGGCATGACGAGCGACGAGTACTACGCCGCGAGGCAGAAGCAGCGCGGCATGGAGCGCCAGGTCCGCCAGTTCAAGCGCAGGGTCGCGCTCGGACAGGAGCGCGGTCTCGACATGACCGCCGACAGGTACCGCCTGGGACGCGCACAGGCCAGCCTGAGGGGGCATTGCAAGCAGTACGGGCTGACGCGCGACTACGAGCGCGAGCGGGCCTACGCGGTCGCAGAGCAGCCGAGGGGGCTGGGCAGGGTGGCGTTCAGCGTCGGGACCCACGCGCAGACGAGGATGGCGGAGCGCGGGATCACGGACACCCAGATCGCACAGGCGCTCAACGACCCGCTGCACGAGCTCTCCGTGACCACCGACGAGAGAGGCCACGCCAAGAAGGTGATAGGCCACGAGGTGACCGTGGTGATCAACCCGGACACGGGTAAGATAGTCACGACGTACCCGACCGGGAAGAAGGCAAGGAGGAAGTATGGCGCTGAGCAAGGAGCAGGTCGCACTGCTTGAAAAGCTCGGACTTCCAACCGACTTCTCGGCTGACATGACAGACGAGAAGTACTTCAAGATCGACGACGTCATGAGTGACGAGATGATGAGACATGGAATCAACTCGACCGGCGACGGGCTTAACGACTACGGCGAGCTCTGTCGCAGTGTCATCGTCTCCCTGCCGGACGACTAGACCACTGTCACACGACGCACCACCCGAGGCCCTCGCGAGAGGGTCTCTTCCTTTGCGGCGTTACCCATGGCCGACCCTCCTATCGTCGGGGCATCCCCGCCCCGTCATGCCGAAGAGGAGGTACGAAATGCCAGGTGCTGCATCAACCGAGGGCGAGGGCGACATGGTCAACCGCCACCAGTACGATTACGACACCGAGCGCAGAGACAGGTAAATCGCGGAACTCAAGGAGCAGCTCTCGGACGAGAGGGCCAACACGACCCTCACCGCCGCGGGATGGGGCCTGCTTCATTTCTTCGACCACAAACTATGTCGACAATTCGGAAACCTCGGAAGAATTAGGTTGTCTGGCGCTCAGTGCGTTGGATGGGTGCCACTCGTCGCAAAGGCCCTAGCAGGCGAGGCGTCTCCGGACATCTCCTCTAGGCGAATCTCGACGCTTTCGCATGACACCATTCTGCATGACCCGTCCTTCCACGATTCGAGAAGGCCGGCGTTGCACAGCTGTGCCACCCGCGCCGTGCTAATCCCGAGCCTACGCGCCGCTTCCGACGCACTCATGGATGGTATGTCGTGCTTGTCGGTATCGATGGCCACTGCAATGATCCGCCCGCCTTCCTTCGGAACGTGGCCGAATCCGCCACAATCATACGTCTCGCCCTTTGCGAGGGCGTCAAGCACCATAATCCTTAACCAGTCCGCCGCCATCTTCACGGCATCGTCGAGGTCGTTGCCCTCGGTTGCCCCATCAGCCCAACAGGGGAGCACGGCCATCCTTCCCTCGCACGGCACGAACTCAAACTCTCCGCAGTAAACCATATCCAACCCCTCCATCTCGGTGCGCGAGACGCGCGGGACTTTCTACAACCCCGCACCCTTCCGTATGTGCCGCGCCGTTATCTCGTTTATCTCCTTGTGCCTCGGGACTGCTATCGGTGGGAAGCCCTGCTTAACGTACTTGTCGTGGCACTGGCTTCCGCTTGACTTCCGCTTTGAGAATCCCGCCTGTTCTAGCTCACGCACAATGTCGCTTCGCTTTGCCATCACCTCTCCTTCCGATAAGTGAATATTAGCACTTCTAAGACACTAGCAAGCCGGCATCTTAGAATTTATAAGACCAGCGCAGGTGTCGGGCGTCACAGAGACGTAGGAGCATACGGGGGGCGGTCATGGGACACTCTTCGGGCCGCTTTATGCAATCGTTGCTCCTTTAAGGCTTGTGTACATCGGAGCACTTCGGAAGAACCACGGGAAACAATCATCGGAAGAGAAAGAGGTCGAACGGTTTTAGCCGTCCGACCTCTCGTTTCTATGGTGGCGGGGAAGGGAGTCGAACCCCTGACACGGGGATTTTCAGTCCCCTGCTCTACCAACTGAGCTACCCAGCCAAAGGCTCGCTTTCGCGAG